CCTTAAGTTCAGTCGGACTTAAGTTTGAACTTCAGGGGAGAGTTAATCCTTCACTACGAGAAGTAGTGTAAACACATGAACAATGGCATAATGCCAAGTCTAATCTAAATAGAAAGGAATGCCATTATGTCGAATTATCCTTTATATGATAAAGTTTGTGACTACAATTTACTTAAACAAAGTTACAAGAAGGCACAAAAAGGTAAACGAAAGTACAATAAAGATTCAATTATATTTGACATGGCTCGTGAACGAAATCTTGTAAACCTTTGGCGTGAACTTAAAAATCAAACTTATAAACCTAGTAACTACATTAGATTTACAATTAATAAACCAAAAGAAAGGATTATAAATGCTCCATGTATTCGAGACAAAATAGTTCAACATAGTGTGCACATGGTATTAAAGGAAATCTATGGACCAGTATATGTAAAAAGTACATACGCATGTTTAGATGGGCGTGGTACACATAAGGCTGTTGATAAAGTACAGCACAATATGCGACTTCAGAAATGGCAGAACCAAGAAAACAAGATGCCTGATAATGGATGGATTATAAAAATTGATATTTCAAAATTTTTTTATTCTATTCCACATGATATTTTAAAGAAAATACTTGATCAAAAGATTAAGTATGACCCAAAGTTCCGCAATTTGGTTCACGTAATAATTGATAGCAGTCCTGAAGGCAAAAAAATAGGTATACCATTAGGTAATGTATCATCTCAAGATTTTGCAAATATAGATATGAATAAGGTTGACCAGTATGTAATGCGATACCTTGGTGAGAAACTATATGTACGCTACATGGATGATATTGTTATAGTTGTTCCTACTAGAAATGAAGCTGTAGAAACACTGCAGAAAATAAAATGGTTCGTTGAAGAAAAAATGAATTTGAAATTTAATCAAAAAACAAAAATTTTTCCGATTGATCAAGGAGTAAATGCGTTTGGATTTAAAATTTTTACAACTCACAAATTAGTTAGAAATAAGTCTAAGACTGCTATGAAGAAAAGAATAAAAGCAATGGATAGAAAAGTACAGAATGGAGAAATGTCTAAGGAAGAGGTCCAGCAAAGTGTAAATAGCTGGTTAGGACATGCTAGACATTCTAATAGCTATAATTTATCTAAAAAAATATTTTCTAAATACAATTATATAGAAATAGAAAATCCAAAGTTTAAATTTGGACAGAGAAGCACCCATTACTGAGTGCTTTTTATTTTACTAAAAAGGATGTGAAGTAAATGGCTGATGGAGATGTAATTAAATTAGGTACCTTTTATTTAAATGGCACAAAGCAGGCAAGACCTACTTATCCATGGCAAAACGGTTCTACGCCTTCTAGTGCACCTGGAGCGGGTAATATCCCTACCTATTCAAGTGGAAATATAGAAATAAAGGACACTGATAGCAATGATGCCTATAAAATCAACTGGATAGAGGTAAATGATGGAGGGGGAAAACTCCTAATAGCTGATAGAAACTTATTGGTTAGTGTTTCTTGGGATACTCTAAATTCTCAAGGACTTATAAGCGGGAAAAATATTATCATTGATGGCCAACAGTATAAATTAAGGCTACTTACTGGTGGTAGTAATTATAGAAATGGTAATTATGACGGAGGTACTCCTAATAACAATGAATGGGATAGGATAATATGTAATGAAGGGGGATTTAGTGACCTACCAACTCCTAACTCTAGTGACTTAGATACTAACACAAATGAAACAGATAGAGTGGGGACACATAATGGTAAATGGAATTGGTATTGCTGTTATAGCTGGGTGCAGGAAACATATTCTCCAAACGCTTCCTATCGTGTTATCCGTGGGTGCTCGTCCGCCCGCTATCTCAGTCACAGCGATATTAATTATGCTAACAATAACGTTGGGTGGCGCCCCGCCCTTGAAGTTCTGAATTCTGCCCCTCTGATCTCTGATAATAATAGGGATTTGGGTAATTATGCTTCAGCTTTGGTGAAGAACTATACTATATCTGATTCTGATGGGGATAAAATATCTATTGTTGAGAAATTAGATAATAGTGTGATTAAAAGATTAGACAATCAATCCTCAAGTGGTGATTATATACTAGATTTAAGTTCAAAATGGAGTAACTTAAGTTTAGGGAAACATAATGTAACAATTGAAGCAACCGATTTAAAAGGAGCAATAAGTACAAGAACTTGGACATTCACAAAAACAAACAGTGCTCCAGGAAAGCCCCAAATAATAAATTTGAAAAATAATATAAGGTTACCTGAAGATTTTAATATAGAATTTCAAATATCAAGTGATCCAGAGGGAGATGTACAAAAGATAAAAGCTCAGGTTGCAGATGATAGTAATTTTAATAGGAACATAAAAGAATTTTTATTTGAACAGGAATTAAGTAATAAGGATAGTGGTAAGAGTTTTAAAATTAAAATTTCAGGTATTGAAAAAAACACTACAAAATATGTTAGAGTGGGAAGCACAGATTTAGGAAGTAATACAACTTCGTGGTCAGAGTTTGTTGAAATTAAGATAGGTAATATTTTGGAAGTGCAAACACTTCCAAGTAAAACTCAATTTTATCCTTCAACAATAATATTAAAGGATAAAACAACAGTAGATAGTAAAGCAACTGCTGTTGTATATGCATGTAATAATGCATTGGATAAAACTCCAGCATGGGAAGATATAACTGTAGCATATAAAAGAAATGAAGCTTATGAATTTATAAATAAATTTAAAACAGCTGATACTTGGGCAGTTTCTGTTAGGTATGTAATAAATGCAAATGATGCAACAGGAGAAATATCTATAGAATCTATAGGAGTAGGGGTGAATTAATGTATGGCTAGAAAAGTTTTGAAAGATATACAGATAACACAAGAGCAACAATTAGAGGAGTTTGGAAGGATTATAACACAGGAGAAATTTAAAAATATGCAAAAGGATCAAATTATAAATAAGTTAGGCGAGGAATTGACTCAACTTAAGTTGCAACAATTACAAAAATAAATTGAAAGGTATAG